AGAAGGTCATCTCCGTTAATGAGCATTGGAATACAGTCAAGGTCAAATGACCGACCCCAATCCTCTTCGATTGACATCCTACAAATTGCTGCATTCACTGCACACAACAAAGGAAAAGAAAGTGGGTTACCCATCAACTGCCCGTTGGTCTGTTTATACGACTCATATCGGGGGATTGGGTACCACTCTTCAGGGAATTCACTACCAGGGAGCACTCCACCTACGGTTCCAGCAACCTTATCATAATCGACAAGGGCAGAACCGAGTGCATCTCTAATAATGGTGTAGCACAAAGGATCATCCTTAAACCACCCCTCTATAACAGCCAGCATACAATCAGTATGCAAATTATCTGTAGCGGCTTTTGAATCGCCAGACAGAAATTTCTTTCCAACATCCCAGAATCGCATTGACATCCGATTGACATAGTCAGTCAGATGGTCGACGCCAGGACCAGTGAGTGAGAAGCATTCATACTTTTGTAGAGTGTCCCACATCAACTTTTGGATGGGCTTGAGGGTCGGGTATACGGCGTCTTCTCCTAGAGAGATAACACGAAACTTAAATGGTTCCGAGACGACACGTACCGTGGCATTAGGAGGATCTTCAATCGACAATCGGCGTAAACACCGTAGATAATTATCGTCGAGAAGATCGCAATAGGTCCAAGGAACTCGAGAGTAAACAAGCATACACCTGTAACTTTTAGGATCTCGAGCATCACCAACCAAGTCGGGAAAGAGAGACGCAAGGGCTACGTCGACATAGGACCTAAAACCTAGTCGATCAAGAGCTAACCCTGCAAAACCTCCATCTTTCACCCCATTCTCTATGCAAGCAGAAGAGGAATAATGCATATTTTGTTTTGCATTCAATTTTCCCGTCTTCTCTGCCAACTCCAGGCCAACTCGATAGCACTGCTCAATTATGGCAGGCCGAGTGGCAACATCCTTCTGAAGGGCCTTAGCATGATCTGCTAACGTATCCTTTAAGGATCGAGCATCTAGAGGAAGAAAAGATTTCTTCAGACCCTGTAAGAGTGTCAAACGACATTCCAGGGCTCTAGGCCGATAACCCTTAAGGCATCGCCGAAGGTAGGAGTATGGTTGCCCCGCAAAGAGGAATCCGTCCTTACCAACAATTTTAGTAGAGCGTGGAGCTTGCTCCTGGTTCTCGAAATGGTTGAACAGCCAACAAATATGATATTTAAGATTTGTTGCCCAGACCCCGCACATATACAAAATTGCATAGTGGGCGTCAGTCCTCAGATACCACTCTAATGAGAGGGTACCCTTAAAACCAAGAACTCGCAGGAAGTCTACTAACCTGTCAGTTGTGTCAATTCCATAGTTCCTCACTATTGGAATAGCGCGCGTCATTGGCATGATCGCGCCCTTCTCTCTAGGGGAGAAGGTTGATTGGAACAGTGCTTCACAGAACAGATTGAAATCTCCAACATAAGTGTTATTTCTCAACGGCGTATATACGCTGTCAAGATCA